ATGAGCCTCTCTTAGTCCGTAGGTGGTTTGCTGCTCTCGCCCTGCATCAGCGTGGGGCCACGAGGCCTGCCACGCCCTTGGCGTGCTGCGCTCTCCTCGATCGCCCTGCTTTTAGCCACCAGCGACTGGATGGAAGGTACACGCTGTCCTGCGGCGTCCTCCGTGGACGGCACGGGCGGCTCCATGCTCTCGCCCAGCTCTTCGTCCAAGCGCGTCGTGGGCGTCTCCATCGTGGATTCCGCGTGTGTCCCATCTATTGGAATTGAATCAGCCATGGACGCTTTGGCCGCGGGCTCCTTGGAAGGTTTGTGACACGTGGGGCATGTATCAGGAATAGGCCCTGCCTCACAGGAGATCTGAATCTCATACTCCTGTGGCTTACCCTTGGCTGTCTTCTTCTTGATGAACCGAATCTCTCCTGCGGGCTTGAGCCCCTGCATGGCGAGGTACGCCACGACCTGGTTGATGAGGTCTTTGTGTTCGAGTGTGATGTCGATTTTCATAGTTCGCGCACCTTCGTTATGGGCCGGTCCACGGACCTGCTGTAGACGCAATCCTTGCTGAAGATTTTCGCCTCACAACCCTCACGGTGTTTGCAGGTGTTGCAGACGATCACGGATGTCATAGTCTCCGAAACCGTGGCTTTCACGTTCAGCGCACGTGCGACGTCAAAGTCCACTGTACCTTCGCCCAGCAAACGAAAAACGGTGAGCGGACGATCTTGCCCGATGCGGTGGTTTCTGTCTATGCTCTGTTCGTAGTCCTTGAGCTTCCACGGGATGGAGTTGTAAATCATGTAGTTCGCCGCATTGAGCGTAAGCCCCTCGCACGTTGCCACCTGTCCAATGTAGACACGACAGTTTTTGTCAGTGTTAAAGCGTTCTGCGATCTCGGGACCCTCACCTGAAGAAGAGCTATCCACGCGCACGTGGTAGGGCTGGTCTCCCTCAACCCAGTTGGACTTATGATCGTCCTTGTTCCACAGGCCGCGTACCACCTCTTCGATGATATCCAGCTCGGCCAGGAACTGTCCCCAGATGATCGCCTTGTTCTCGGGGTCAGCCAGAATCTCCTCGAGCTTGGCGCGGAGCATCTCCTTCTTGGCGTTGTCGTCGAGATGCTCCACCAAACGCTGCGGAGGCGTCTGATTGACTTTGCAGTTCTTGGAGTACGGCAGGATGACCTCGTTCACGCAGTCCCGCACATGCTCGCAGTCATCGCAGATGTTCGGTAAATCCTCCTTCTTGTAGACGAAGCCGCAAGTCACTTGGATTAGCTTGTTGATCATCACCGCTACGTTGGGCGTGTCCAAAACCCCAGGCGCGGTAAGCAGCTTCTCCTCCTGGATCAACTGCGCTAGCAAATCTTCAAACCCACTGGTCTGATAAAGCGTGTTGTAGAGCCGACGCTGTTTAGGTGCCAGCGACACGTGAATGTCGATTATTGACCGTGGTGGCAGATCCAGACACTCTTCCTTCTTACGGCGTAGCGCCACCGTGGCCACGCGGTCGTGGATGATGTCCAGGTTCTTGAACCCCACCACGATGTACTTGTTGTATCGAGACACCTTGCAAAAGCGCATACGGAACTTCCAGAAGGGTTCCGGCATGAGCGTGGGCGTAAGGAACTGGAACTGCGGATGAAGATCGCGAGGGTCACCGAGCGAAGGTGTACCGGACATGATGACACGCCGGTGGGCCTTCTTGCTCAGCTCCAACGCCGCCTTGGTACGGGCGCTACGCCCGTTCTTGATGTAGTGGCTCTCGTCCGCCACGATGGCGGTGTAGGGCATCTCCGCGGCGATCTCCTCCATGTAGCGCTTGGCAGAATCGTAGGAAATCACCATCCCGGGATAGTCCTGAGCCTCCGAGATCTGCGTGAGCTTTCCCTTCTTCGATGCTGCATCAACGAGCCGGTACTCCTGCTCAATGCCGTGCACCTTCAGCTCCTTGGCCCACGTCTTCATCACCACCTTGGGGCACAGGATGAGCACCTTGCAGTTCACGATGCGCTGCCAGTCGATAATGATCTTCGTCTTGCCGAGACCACAGGAGTAGAACAGCGCCGCACGTAAATAGTAGTAGGCGTGCACCAAGCCTTCGCGCTGGTGCTTGTACGGATTGGTTTTGAAGACGAAGCCGGGCGGGAGCGTGAGGTTGGCGATGTTGTCGTCGTACGTATCGAGCTTCTTAAGTCGTGCCGCTGCAGTCTCGGAGAACTCTGCCTGAATCTTCAGAGCCTTGAGGTCGGCCAAGACCTTCTTGTACAGCGGATAGAATGCTGGATAGTACCATAGCGGATCTTCGGGAAAGCGCGTCGCCCCGTAGATCTGACGAAGACGCATATCCGTCCCACCCGCTACGAATACTGGAGTACCACCCAGTTTGGTGACCTTAAATTGAATGGGACCCATGTTTATCTCTCCGACACTTTATGGGACGTCTACTTTCTCGTCAAGGCCACAAAACTTACAGACCATGGACATCTGTGAGATCGTTTTGGGCATACCTTTCGCTAACTCTCCGGGTGACGCCGTCCGCATTACGTAGCCCACCAAAGCCGTACGTTCGCAGCGTGGACAGCTTATGTTCCACATGTTCTGATATGTAATGTGGTCCGTAAGAAACCGAAAAATGTCTTTACATACAGTAAGTTCTACAGGTCCTCTCGACGTGCTAGCCTGTAGCCGCGTCAGATTCTCCAGAAGAAGCTCTCGGGCCAGGTGGCAAGTGATTTTACGCTGTAAATCCGGAACCAATACGCCCTCGATAGTCTCTATCTTGGGGCTAAGCACGCCTTGCCACTGCTCTTTCATGTGGTCGCAATTGCCCAAAGAAAACTGCGAAGTTCTCACGCACTGCAGCGCCAACGGACAGTTTTCACAATCCGGCTCATGCAATAGAATCTGGCAGTAATCCCTTCCTTCGCACCATCTACAGGCATCACGCTTGTATTCTACCGTCACGTCTTCTATCCTCCTCTTAGGCAACGTGAGGAAACCATGGCCGATCTGACGTCAGCAGACCTTGAATCTCTGTTTCGCGGGAACACTTCTCACCCCAACCCAATGTTCGACTTCCTCACGGGGTTCGTCCCACGTCGCCTTCGCGAACTATTCTCTTGGATGGAGTATCTCTACTACAACTCCGCCCAGATTTTTGCCGCGCTCAAGAAGTTCTCCGAGTATCCCATCACCGACATCAGCTACGACACCACCAACTCCAAGCTGGAGGAACGTATCCAGGAATTACTGGAACGTCGGCTCAAAATCAAAGACATCCTCATCCTCTGTGGCCGCGATCGTTGGATCTACGGGAACGCCTTCATCTCTATTTACCAGCCTTTCGCCCGTTTTCTGAAGTGCCCTCACTGCAACAAAATGACGAACATCGAGCACATCAACTACCGTTTCAAGTACAAAGGACTCGCGTTCGTCTACGAGTGCAAGAAGTGCAAACACACAGTCAACGGCAAGGTGGTGGACCGGCGTGTCACCGACCCCAACAAGATCAACATCATCAGATGGGACCCGAAACAAATGGACATCGACTACAACCCGATCACGGGAGAATCGGTGTACTACTACTCCATTCCACCTATCATTCGAAACCGCATTCAGCAGGGTAACAAGCTGTTGCTGAACACGTTGCCACTGTCCTTCATCAAAGCAGCGCGCGACAACAAGATGTTCAAGTTCCGCCCGGGCTACATCTACCACATGAAGGTAGCGCCGCCCGCAGGCATCGATCAACAATGGGGCTTCCCACCACTGACTTCCGCGATGAAGCTTTTCTTCTACGCCGCTGTACTGCGTAAAGCAAACGAAGCCATCGCACTCGATCACCTGGTACCCTTTCGTATCGTATTCCCCAAGCAAGCTTCTGCCAACGCGGACCCCATCCAGACCATCGCGCTGTCCAACCTGTTCGAGCAATTCAAGTCCGGTGTGAAGCGCTGGCGCCAGGACCCGCTGACCATCATGCACTCCCCAGTGCCCATCGAGACCGCGCAGTTCGGAGGGGATGGTCGCGCGCTGCTCACACTGGGAGAGGTGAAAGAAGCCGAAGACGGCATCATCGCGGCCATGGGTATCCCGCGCGAGTTCATCTACGGCGGTCTGTCTTTCACAGGCAGCGCTATCACACTGCGCATGCTCGAAAATCAGTTGCTGACCTACACCTCGGAGCTGAACGAGCTGCTACAATGGATCACCACACGCACCACCAAGATCCTGGGCTGGAAATCCGTGGACGTGGAACTGACCGAGTTCAAACTCATCGACGACGTCCAGCAGAAGCAACTCATGATTCAACTCAACCAGCAGAGTCAACTCATCTCCAACACCACCATCGCGGAGCTGAATGACTTCGATCTCAAGAAGGAGCGCAAACGCCGCATGCAAGAGCAGCTCGATGAAGTGCGCTTCGAACACGAGGTGCAGGCCAAGATTCGTAAACTACAGCAGTCGCTGTCACAGCAGGTTCAGAGCCAAGCAGCAATGGGCCAGGGTATGACCTATGACCAGCAGCAAGTAATCGCGCAGGCCGATAGCATCGTACAACAGCTTCTGCAACTCGATCACGGTATGCGAAAAAGCCAACTCCACGCACTACAAGTGGAGGACTTCGTCATGTACTCCGTGGTCACACAACGACTTGAACAAGCACAAACTACACAAACACAACAGGCCAAGAGCCAAGCCGGAGGTGGTTAGACCATGCCCAAGGGCAGCGGTGAGGTCGAGAGTTTCGCCCGCTCCATCGACCGACATCGGGAACTCCCCGACGATACAGGACAGGGCGCCAACGCGGATCTTCCGCAGCTATTCGGACGCGACTTCCCAATCCCCACGGGGGAATCCGTCATCGACAACCTACCGCAAGCTCGCGGCCGCAGTGGAGGCACATCATTATTCAACTTCCCCGACTACAACTTCACCGCGCACCTCAAACGCTTTTACATGAGCAGCACTGCAGCTACACCAGATGAGATGGGTAACGTGGAGTACTCCGAGTGCGATGACAGCGCAGCGTACGAAGACCTGCTCAACCGAATGCTCACCGGCAAGGCCATCCCCCGCTGGGAAGACCGCACCGTGCTCAAAGACGGGACCATGATCATCACCGTCTGCTACATGCAGCCACACAAGAAGAAAAAATCTCCCAGGGTGCATCCACCTGACCGAGGCTAAAAAACCCGCCCCCGGACTACTCAG